GGTACAGTAATCAGACACGTTCAAGTTGATGCTGCCTCTGTAGAGTTAGCAGAGATGGCAGCAATGAAAGAGTGGGCTAACCTTACAGGTGGAGAGTTTACCACCTCTGAGGTTGCTGGAATGTGGGAAGAAGTTTCAGAAAAGGAGATACAGTTATGAAAGTAAAGGATACATTCACACCTATCGAAGCCAATGCCATCATGGTAATGCTTGACAGTGAAATGGAAAGCCTTCTTGGGTATGAGTATAGAGGGCTAGAAGATTGGGAAAACTTTGACCTTGACGCAGCCAAGCTTACAGCTTATAAGAAGTTTCGTACTTGGTATAATGAAAACTACATGGGTGGAGATAAGAGTTGAGACATGAAGAGTATATGAAATCACAACTAAGAAAGCAGCTTCAGAAAGTTGATTACCTTAACAACGGTATTAGAAAGGAAGATAAAATTATGGAACTTACAATGGAGAATAAAGAGAAATTACTGAAGGTTCACAATGACTTGAAGGAAGCACTTCAATCTGTTGATGAGATGAGAACACTCACCTTGAAAGATATTTCTGGTATTGAAGAAGCAGTCTATACACTAAGGCGTGTGTTTGAATTTCAACCACCTATTGATAGTGATGGTCACAAAGCATTCTGGAGAAACGATTGGGTTATGAAGGAGGAGGATAGTAGTGATGCAGGATTGTTTTAATTACACAGACCATTGCGAGGTTCCTGATGTACAACTACAGCTTGTCAGTGATTGTGCTGACAAGCACCCACATGAACTAAGCATTGAAGAAATCAATGAGTTCCTGACTGAGTATCATAAACATTTTGGTGAGGTGATTTTACATGTCTAACCTATGGGAGAAAGATAAGAAGCGTCTGTTCAAAGAACTATACCATCAGTACTTAGATGAGGGGTATACATCCAAGGAAGCAAAGAAGATTGCGACTGAGGAAGCAGATGAAATCTATTCTGAGAGCGAAGACTTTGCGTATAGTCTCGCCTCATCGGAGGATAGAGATGACACCTGAGTTGATAGAAGAATATCAGAGTGATGATGGCACAAGAGAAGCTACCATATCTATTGCAGATATAAACATGAGTATGTTTAGATATACATATGAGATAATCTTTGCATCAGATGGTAAGATTGTAGGCAAACATCACATCGAACTTCTTGAAGCAGCAAGAGTATTAGCAAAGCGTTGGGTAACGAAAGGAGAGTTAGTAGAATGGAATTAAATGAGTATCAAAGAATGGCATCAAAGACTGCCATCTATCCAGAGGAACACGAACTTACATACGCTGCCCTTGGGTTGGCAGGTGAAGCAGGTGAGGTTGCTAACAAAGTTAAGAAGCTAATTCGTGATGGTATTGACCCGGATACATACGATGCTAAGAGGGCAGAGATTGCTGATGAAGTGGGTGATGTACTATGGTACATTGCAGCCCTCTGTAAGGACTTGAGAGTGGACTTAGAGGACGTTGCTAGGGGTAACCTACACAAGCTTGCAGACAGGCAGCGTAGGGGCAAGATAGGTGGAAGTGGAGACACAAGGTGATTGAGATTGTATACAAGACTAACTCTGGCAACAAAGTTGTTGACAGGGTGGAGAACAAAGCAGAGGGTGAGCGTTGGATAGAAGAAAGAGCAATGCTTGCAAAGGTCATTGGGTTGGCTACATTAAAATCAAAACATATGCTTCACATCCTTGACAGTAAGGAACCACTAGCTATATACTACTGTCGTACTGTAAATTAGAAAGGAAAGACTATGCAGCAACACGAATCTACTAAACAGATTAGCCGTGGCGAATGTCCTACCTGTGCATCATCTGATGGCAATGTCCTATATGATGACGGTCACAAGTATTGTTTCGTCTGTAACACATACACAAAGAAAGAAGGAGATGCACATATGAATACACAACCAGCACCAATCCAAGGCGTATACCAGAACCGCTTCACTGATGGAGTGATTGACAGCCTACCAGAACGTAGCATCAGCAAGGACACCTGTAACTTCTACGGTGTCAAGGTTGTCAAGGATATGACAGGTGCTAATGCCAAACACATCTATCCTTATCACGATATAAATGGTTCTCATACCGCCAACAAGATACGTCAAGTATCAACCAAGTCTTTTATGTCTGAGGGTGCATTACCTGCAGCCACCTTGTTTGGGCAGAAACATTTCCAACAGGCAGGTAAGTTTATTACTGTATGTGAGGGTGAGTTAGATGCAATGGCTGCTTATGAACTGATGGGTTCCAAGTGGCCTTCAGTGTCTATCAAGAATGGCGCACAGTCTGCATTGAAAGATGTGAAGGCTCAGTATGATTACCTCAATAAGTTTGATACCATTGTGTTATGCTTTGACAACGATGAGCATGGTACTAAGGCTGCTAATGCGGTGGCTCAGTTGTTTGAACCCAACCGCTGTAAGATTATGGACTTGTCCTTGAAGGATGCCAATGAATACCTCAAGCAGAACAAGCGTGAAGAGTTCACACGGCAGTGGTGGGGTGCAAGACCTTACACACCTGCAGGTATCTTCAACCTTGCAGACATTACAGAGCGTATGTATGCAGAGAATAACAAAGAGACTGTGCTATATCCCTATCAGGGATTGAATGATAAGCTATTCGGTATGCGTACTGGTGAACTTGTCACACTGACAGCGGGTACTGGTGCTGGTAAGAGTAGCATGATGCGTGAACTTATGCACCACCTACTCACACAGACACAACATAATGTGGGTGTCTTTTCCCTAGAGGAAAACATTACACAGACTGCATTCCATCTCATGTCTGTTGAAGCCAATGACCGTATCTACATTGATGAGATACGAAAGAACTACACCTTGGAACAACTCAAAGCTATTGAGGACAAGACCATTGGTACTCGCAGGTTCTTTGCCTTTGACCACTTTGGTTCAATGACTACAGATGAGATACTGAGCCGTGTACGTTACATGGTCAAGGCTCTTGACTGTAAGTTCATTCTGATTGACCACCTATCTATCCTTGTCTCAGGCTTGGATGGTGCAGATGAACGGCGTAACATTGACCAGCTTATGACTAAGCTGCGTAGCTTGGTGGAAGAAACACAGTGTGCTATGTTACTTGTGTCTCACTTGCGTAGAGCATCAGGTGACAAGGGTCAGGAAGAAGGTAAAGAGATTTCTCTTAACCATCTACGTGGTTCACATAGCATTGCACAAATCAGTGATGCAGTGATTGCATTGGAACGTAACCAGCAAGACAGTGACCCTGTCAAAGCTAACACTACCACAGTCAGGGTTCTAAAGAACCGTTATGCAGGTGAGACAGGTGTAGCAACCTACTTGCTTTATGATAAGGATAGTGGTAGGATGTCAGAAATCGACAACCCATTTGAGAATACAGATGACACAGACATGGAGGACTTTCTATAATGCGAGTAACACTAGACATTGAAACTGATGCCATTGATGCTACATTAATACATTGTATTGTTGCAGAGGATTTGGATACAGGCAATGTCAAGGAGTGGCATGGTGAGAGCATCAAAGAGTTCCCTGCTTGGGCAGACACAGTAGATATATTTGTGATGCACAATGGGGTATCCTTTGATGCACCTGTCTTGAACAGACTTACAGGCAGCAACATTCCTTTAAGGAAGGTTAGAGACACACTAATCTTATCGCAACTTCTTGACCCCTCATTAGAGGGTGGACATTCTCTTGGTGCATGGGGTGAACGACTTGGGTTTGGTAAGACAGACTATAATGACTTCACTCACTTCAATGAAGAGATGTTAAAGTATTGTATCAACGATGTTAAACTAACTACTAAGTTATATAAACATCTAGTACCTCAACTTAAAAAGTATTCTAAGAAATCTATTAAGTTAGAACATGAGGTGAGAGCAATCGTTGATGTACAAGAACGCAATGGCTTTACTCTTAACGTACCAGAAGCATCCTGTTTGGTTGCTAGGTTAGCAGATGAAGCCGCTGTAATTGAGAAAGAGATGCAGGAAATATTCCCACCCATTATACATGAGCGTTGGTCTGAGAAAACAGGCAAGCGTTTAGCGGATAAGGTTGAGAACTTTAATCCTTCATCAAGACAGCAGATAGGCAAGCGTCTTATGGACAAGGGCTGGAAGCCAGAGAACTTCACACCAACAGGACACCCCATCGTGGATGAGGGAACGCTGAAGGATGTGGACATTCCAGAAGCACAGAAGATTGCACACTATCTACTATTACAAAAGCGTGTATCACAAGTTAAGTCTTGGCTTGATGTGGTACAGGATGATGGTAAGGTTCATGGCAGAGTTATGACCTTGAAGGCTATCAGTGGAAGAATGGCACACAACTCACCGAACATGGCTCAGATACCTGCAGTCTATTCACCTTATGGTAAGGAATGTCGTGCCGTATGGATTACTAGCAGCCCAGAATACAAACTTCTAGGTTGTGATGCTAGTTCTTTAGAACTAAGATGTCTTGCCCACTACATGGGTGATGACAAGTTTACTGCAGAGGTAGTGGGTGGTGACATTCATACTGCTAATCAGAATGCTGCAGGATTACCTACTAGAGATTCAGCCAAGACATTCATCTATGCATTAATTTATGGTGCAGGTCCTGCTAAGATTGGTAGTATTGTAGGTGGTGGTGCTAAAGAAGGTAAAGATATTATGTCTAAATTTATGACTAATATGCCAGCCTTAAAATCTTTGCGTGATAAGATTGACAAGGCAGCATTAACTGGTTATATAAGAGGACTTGATGGCAGACTGTTAAAGGTTAGACAGCAACACGCTGCAGCTAATCTTCTATTACAGGGTGCAGGTGCAATCATTTGTAAGGAATGGTTACGCCAAATAACATTAGCTGCACGACAGGGTTTTAACTACCGCCTTGTCGCCAGCATTCACGATGAGTACCAGTTTGAAGTTCAAGCTGACCAAGCTGAAAGGTTTGGGTTATTAACTCAGCAAGCAATGAAGCGAGTTGAGAAAGAACTAAACGTCTTATGCCCACTAGACAGTGAGTTTAAGATAGGCAACAATTGGGCAGACACACACTAGAAAGGAGAACTAAAATGAATGACATGAAAAAACTGGAACCCTCAAAGGCTGACCGTAAGAAGTTTGATATTGACTTGGAGTATGGTCAGGTTCGTGAGAAGATGGTAGCGGATATGCTTCAAGATAAAAAGATTGAAGTAAAATCTGAGCGTGATGTCTGGCAGAAGACAGGCAACATTGCGATTGAGTACCAGAGTTATGGTAAACCATCAGGCATTGATGCTACCGAATCAGACTACTGGTTTCACAACCTATGTATAGGTGACGAAACATTCTGTACTCTTGTCTTTGAGACAGAAAGTCTGAAGCGTATCATAGACAACTTGGATTACAAGCGGTCTGTAAATGGTGGAGATAACTATGCATCTAAGATGTACCTTCTTAACTTGCAGAAATTATTTTCATCAGATGTAATAAAAGCATTTAGACAGAAAAAAGATGTTGACACCACTGAATAGGTGTGGCAGAATACACAAATCGTAAGGGGCTTTGACCCCATAGCAACAACAGAAAAGGAGTATTTAAAATGGCTGTAATTTCAGGAAAAGCATTCTGGGCATCAATCTCTTCACCTAACGAAACCTTTGAGCCAGTGTGGTCACTTGACGTAGCACTTGATGAGACTAACAAAGCAAAGGTTCAAGGTCTTGGTTTGCCAATCAAGAACAAGGCTGATGAGCGTGGTGACTTTGTAACTATCAAGCGTAAAGTATTCCGCAAGGATGGTTCAAAGAATGACCAACCAGCATTGAAAGATGCACAGAAGAATCCTATGGGTAATACACTTGTAGGTAATGGCTCAGATGTTAATGTTCTGTTCAAGACATTTGAGTGGGAGTATGCAGGTAAGTCAGGTGTTAGTGCTGACCTACAGGCTGTACAGGTGGTGAACCTAATTCCATATGGTGATGGCGAAGACTTTGATGTTGTCCCTAATGGATACAGTTCATCAGGAGATGCCTTTGCTGATGACGAGATTGAGTTCTCTAGCGTAGCAACAGGCTAAGTAGCCTACAAGGGTGCGGTACATTGAGATATGACCGTGGGTTGGATAGCGTAGGGTGGGTACTCCAACATACTACTAACAAGAAAGGAGATTGATATGGAAGACGATATGGTTAATAGTCCACCTCATTACAATCAATCAGGTGTAGAATGTATTGATGCCATTGAAGCAGCGACAGGTGAATACTTTGAGTACTACCTACAAGGTAACATCATTAAGTATCTCTGGCGTTATCGTTACAAGAATGGTGTTGAGGATTTAGAAAAAGCTAAGTGGTACTTAGATAAATTAATTGAACACACATACCACCCATAGAAAGGATTAA